TTGGGTGAGTGGGAGCGGAAGAAATCTTGGACGAAGGAGAGCGCCTCCAACTGGACGGGGGGTAGGTGGAACAACTCATCGCCGGCTCGGATTGACCACAGGAATTCGAGGAAATAGCTGTCGAGCACTTGAGGAAGTTGTTCTAAAGCCTCTTTCTGGATCAACTTGAGGGCGAGGATGAGCGGGGAACGAACGCAACCGAACGGGTACAGCAACCAGCCACAGAACTCGGGCCAAGAAGAATAGTGAGTCTTCCCGACTAGAGTAAAAAGGTGTTGGATGTTGTACCAAGCTGAGTCAATTTGGAGTTCGCCGAAGAAAAGAGAATCATCTCCAGCGAAGGCGCGGGCCACTTTAGGATCGGGTCGGTAGCGGAGTTCCATGTACGCCATGTTCCAGAAGGTGTTGAAATCGAAGGTTCCAAATTCTCCGGTAAACCGCATAACAGCTGAATGTCCAAACTCGGTGAACATGTCGACTTTGATCTCCTCGTACAGCGCCATGAGCTCTTGTGGGATGCCGCAATAGTCCATGAAGGCCAGCTCAAAGCCGAGGACCTCTGAGGTGCAACTCTGGTCGTATGCAGTGAAGTCGCAAGTGAAGGTCTTCGAGGTCGTAGCGTGAGTTCGACACCAGTCATCCATGTCCTGCGTGGTTTTCCCGCCATGAGTGTACACATTGTCGGGTAGGGTGCGGGCGAGAGTCGTCCGCATGTACCTAACAACGGGGCCGAGGTCGATGAGATTGGTCTCATGAGGGGTCACGAGAGATTGTCCGGCCTTGGCGTGGAGCTGGTTGATCGATGGCGTATGATCCTCGTCCAAGCGCATCAGGACCGCAAGAGCCTCTGCTTTGGCCTTGTACTGTGTCTTGATGAAGTGAGACATGAAATTCCTCGGAACGTCAGGATCAGCTCGAGATGCAGCGTTGTTGTTGAGTGCCTGCGATCCCTTCAATAGGCGTCGAGCTAAGGTGTCCTCAGCGCAGGCAGCGAAGTGATCGGCGTCGAAATGGTGTTCCTCAGGCAAGCCGTAAGCGCTCCTGAATCTCTCGAAAATGGCGGCACCTAGATTTCGTTTGGCAGCCAGGTCAGCCACATTCTGTGCCTTGGTGGCGAACCGGAGCCTCTTCTCAACAGTGATCGGCGTGAGCGTTGGATCGGATGCGGCGTGATGACGGGGGAACAGCGTGGCAAGGGTCGGCACAACTTCTCCTTTTCGAACGTCCTGGAACTGAGCGCTCATGGTGTCCCGAGCGACGATCTCCCGAACCTCTCTAGAAGTGACCACATCGGCCTCTGGCCAATGACGGACGTCACTGGATGGGGGCAGTTGCGTGGCGATACGCTCCTGGAGATATTGGAGTTCTCTCGGGTCCTTCGGTAGCCAAGAGGGGACGCTGTCTGGGTAGATGGCTCGGTAACGTTCGTCGAGCTTGTCGAAGATCGGGACGTCGGAGGTTCCAGTCACAGTGGCAACCCGGGAGAACAATCGGATGGGCAGATCGTCCAAGGCGGGGAACAAACGGAACAGACTGACGGGGGGAGCGAAACCCAGTAGAGGTCCGAGGAAAGGATGAGTGGCCCATGGGATGGCTCGGACGGAAGTTTGGATCACGAAGTGAAGATTGCGCTTGCACCGAGTGATGGCTGTCCACAGCATCTCAGGACCGACGGCGTAGAGGGTCGCATTTGTGATCAAGATCTCCACGTTCTTGAACTCCATTCCTTGGCAGGAGCTGTAGGTGAAAGTCGACTTTCCCAGGATTTGCGTGAGGTTGGCAGCATCGTTCATGGTCG